ATCATTTTTTTTTCTGTTGATTGGTAAATTTTAGATCCAAAAAAAAGCCCTCAAGTGTGAGGGCTAAGTGTCGGCTATATGTAGCCTTACGAGGTTGGAGTCATACTCCAATGAAAATATCTATAATGCTAGTATTACCATACACATAAAAATCAAACTTGTAAAAAATATTATAGAACCTATTAATTCCAGGATAAAATTTATAATTATCTTTTTATCTTCTTTAGTCATGATTTACCCCTTAATAAGTTCTGAATATGTATACACCATAATTATCAGATTCAACAACATAATAATTATCTTGTAAATCTCGTGCGTATTTTTCATAATCAAAATAATATTGTAGATGATCTGGAATATTATTAAACGAATCACAATCAATAACATACTCTTCTGCATATTGCACAAAATCATGATAATGACCAACGTATAAATCCTCTATATCATCTAATGAATCAATATCATTATTATATTGTAAATAAGCATTTACCAATTCATAGTCATGTTTTTCTATTGCTTGCTGCACTTTGCATATATTTTCAATAGAGGGATATTCCCCTAAATTATGAAAGTTATCATAATCATGTACCGCCCATTCTTCCGCAAATGGCATAATTGAGGTTTTAAGAATTGCATCAATCTGCTTTTGTAATTCTTCCTCATCACTATTTGGCACAATCCATGCACCGTGCAAAATACCATTATTATAAGCTGCTAAACAAGCTATATATATTTTAGCTTGCGGTTTTTCATTTTCTTTCATATTTGTATTAATCATAATTTACCCCTTTGTTAGTTAATGTAATTATCTGTATTTCTAATATCTTTTATTGAATCCAGGTTTATCAAAGATATTAAATGTTCTATGTTCATATCTGCAATTATTTCTATTAGATCTATATGTATAAATAAATATCTATTTAATATATATAGTACATATGGATTTTTGATAATTGGTGTATGATATTTGTATATCGTTTTATCTGTTAGTAATCTTTTCATTTTCATTGCCTCGCTTTTTTATTAATTAATTTAATTTTATAAATAAAAGATAATATTCTTATAATATTATCACTCATACAAAAATATTTACCTTTAAGATCATGAATAAAACTTAATAAATAAGTATTTTCATATATATAGCAATTTTCAAAAATACTTTTTTTATCGTATTGTTCTCTTATCTCATTTTTTATATTTGTTTTATCTGTATCAATTAGATAATCGTCTGCAGCATCTATATTATAATAATGATGATCTGCGTTAGCTGTAATAATTGATTCATTCAAAGTTTCAAAATATTTCATGATTTACCCCTTATGTAAATGGGGCTATTTCTAGCCCCGTTAATATTATAAGTCAAATATTCCTTGTCTTTTTCCCATTTCATCTATTGCATTATTTACCATTATGTGTATATTTCTAGCTTCAATTCTTTCAGCAATAAGTGGAGATGTGTTCATTTTTGTTATCAATTCAACTTGCCATTTTGCTATATCAAGTAAAGCCATTTTATCTATTTTATTTTGTATTTCTTCTTGATTCATTTTCTTATACCTCGTATTGTTATTAATCTACACATATATATTACTAGATCATACTATATATACAAGTATTATTTTAATGTCATTTAATTAATGCATATATAACGAGATTGTTAAGAACAGTATCTAATTATAAATAACCCCACAAACACACAATATGCAAAACCAGGCGTAAAAACCAGATCAACCCCATAAGCAAATGCTAATATACTATCATAAATGTCAATAAAATCAATAACTTACAAATGTACTTCGCATAATAACCATTATGTTAAATAATGCTGTATTTCTAACAAAATCAATAACTTACAGAACATATATACTATCATATGTGCAAATGTGCGCATTATGGGGGGTGCGCCTGTCCACTTATTATGGGGAGTTGACAAAAAATTTTTGTGATTTTTGGTAAAAACAGTTATATACTCGCCATATGGCTAAATCATTATCATTGCGTGAAGCTAAAGAGATATTGAAATCTCCAAACGAAGCAAAACGACAAGCTGTTGAACAAGAACTGGCAGCGATTGGTGCATCAGAACTAACAGATATTCTGAGTTGGGATGAGAATGGTCGCACCACTATGCTTGCATCAGACCAGATTCCTGAGAAAGCTAGGCGTGGGATCAAGAAGATGAAGGTCACACCAACCAAGTACGGCAACCAGTTGGAAGTTGAGATGTACGACAAGATTGCAGCACTGCGTTTACTGGCAAAACATTATGGTATGCTGAATGTAGATACCTCACAAAACAGACCATCGGTACTAGGCATCAACATATCTGGACCTGAAACAGTGTATGAGGTAAAAGAAAAAAATGATGATGAGCAGGAAGAAGGAAAAGACTAAGATCACCTTAGTGGTTTGGTACGATGCAGTCGCAGAAAATGGTTGGACCTCACAAGAAGATGCCAAAGTAAACTGTAAGCTAGATAAGTGCGTGTCAGTCGGACATTTGGTAGATCAGAACGAAGAAAGAATATTAATAGCTTGTACTAAATCAGATAACGAATATAATGCAATGATAAACATTCCCAATGCGTGGATTGATACGATTAAGGAATATAATTTATAATGGCGAGAGCAAAGGGTAGTACCGATTTATCAAAACGCAAGACCAATCAGCATAAACAATCTGATGTAACCGCATTGAATCTGGATTTTAGCAAAAGTCCTACGGTCTGGAAGTTTTTAAAAGATAGTTCTTTTGTGCGTGGACTGATGGGACCTGTAGGTTCAGGTAAGTCCTACGCTTGTGCATCTGAGATAATGTTGCGTGCATTACAACAACCAGTGTCACCACTGGACAACACTCGCCATAGTCGCTTTGTAATTGTGCGTAACTCTTATCCTGAGCTTAGAACCACAACCATTAAGACTTGGTTAGAGATATTTGATGAAGCCACCTGGGGACCGATGCGTTGGTCACCACCATTAACTCATCACATACAACTACCACCAAAGGGAAAGTTGGCGGGACTAGACATGGAAGTCATTTTTCTAGCATTAGATACGCCTAAAGATGTGCGTAAGTTGCTGTCTTTGGAACTAACAGGTGCGTGGGTAAATGAAGCCAGAGAACTGCCGAAGGCGGTCATTGATGGTTTAACCCATAGGGTAGGTCGTTATCCAACCAAAGCACATGGTGGTTGTCAGCATCGTTTTATTATCATGGACACCAACCCACCTGATGATGACCATTGGTGGCACAGACTAGCAGAAAAAGAAAAGATGAAAGGTAAGTATGCTTGGAAGTTCTACAAGCAACCTGGTGGTGTCAAAGAAGTGGATGCACAATATGAAGATGCCATTTATGCTGGGGGTAAATACTGGGCGGTCAATGACAAAGCAGAAAATATTGGTAATCTAACTGAGGGGTACTATGAACAAATGCTTGGAGGAAAAAACTTAGACTGGATTCGCTGCTATGCTGGTGGCGAATATGTCTTTGTGCAAGAAGGACGAGCCGTTTGGCAGGAGTACACAGATTCGCTGATGAGTGAGGAAATTGAATATCTGCCTGAGTATCCAGTCCAAATCGGCTTGGACTTTGGTTTGACCCCTGCGGCAGTGTTTGGTCAGCGATTGGACAATGGTAGGTGGCATGTGTTGCACGAACTCGTGACTTTTGATATGGGGTTAGAACGATTTACCACTCAGCTTAAGATTGAAATCAATAAGATGTTTCCGAATGCCAAAGATATCAAGATCTGGGGTGATCCAGCAGGTAGCAAACGAGATGAAATCTTTGAGGTGACTGCCTTTGACCATCTCAAAACACAAAATCTAAATGCCAGACCTACAGTCAGCAACGACTTCAAGGTGCGTAGAGAAGCAGGTGCAATGCCAATGAACCGATTGATTGCTGGTAAAGCAGGATTGATTGTGAACAAAAAATGCTCTATGTTGCGTAAAGCCTTGTCTGGTGGGTATTATTTTAAGCGTGAAGCGGTGGGTGCAGGGTATGAACGCTTTAAAGATGTGCCATTCAAAAACAACTTCTCACACATCGGTGATGCCTTTGGTTATTTGATGTTGGGTGGTGGGGAACACAGAATCTTAACTCGTAAAAATGCACATGGCAGTGATAACCAACAAGTCATAGCGAAGGTGGACTTTAGTGTATTCTAATTTACCTAATAAAAAATACCGCACAATAGTTATTGATCCTCCTTGGGCAGTAAAAAATAATTTAAAAGATTTAAAATATTATAGGACAGGAAAAAAAATGCCTTATCCTACAATGTCTGATTTAGATATATTAAAATTTCCAATAAGTAAGTTTGCAGACGATCAATGTGATTTATTTATGTGGACAATTACATCAAAAATACCAATAGCTTTTGATATTATAAAATGGTGGGATTTTAGATATGTAGATTTTTTTGCCTGGGACAAAGAAATAGGGGTTCCTGTTAATGGTGTATACAGAAGTGTTGAGTGGGTTATTTATGCTTACAATAAAAAAATGGGTATAAATAAAAAAGGTAGTTTTATAAATACTATGTTTAGAGAAAAAAGAGGTAAACATTCAAGAAAACCTGATATTTTTTATAATAAATTGAAAGAAAATACACAAGAACCTCGTATAGATATTTTTGCCAGAGAACACAGAGATGGTTGGGATGTATGGGGGAACGAAGTTTAATGTATTCTAAAGAGATGCGAGGTAAAAGAGGGGTGCCTAAAACCTCGCAAAACCCTATAGGATTAGTAGAATTTTACAATAGTTTAAACACCAATGAAAGAATTGTTTACCGAGATTACACCAACAA